GTCGAGAGCTATAGCTTTCTTAATTCTATTCTCATGATTACCCTCAAGCCCAAAGTATCTAGGCCTCTTACGTTTCATCTGTTTAAATTTTATTCTTAATCTATCCTGTGCATCATTGTAATGATTAATATCATTCTCATAGTTTTGTGATACAATAGCTTCTGGGTATCGAGTATCATAACTATTTAAAGATTTCATATCTGCACCATCACCAAGATCAACTACATAATCAGGTCTTAGATCATAGATAAGTTTACCAAGTAGATCAAATCTTTCATTAGAAATTTCAGGATCTACATGGGCACAAGTAAATACTATTGCTGTATTAGGCATCGTAAAGTTCTCCATAGTTTATTTTTATTTCAAGCGGTTCAATATGAGTATTGAAATACTTTTTCATTTCATTAGCTTCATTTAGACTGTAGAACCAATAGGGGTGAACAACTATCTTACCATCAACTTCTACTTTGCATTCATGAAACCACTCAGCTCCTTCAGGGTAATCATTATCTGGTAAATCTTTAACAGAGATTGGTCCTTCAATTATACCCCAGATTTTTATATTCTTTTTCATCTTACTCCTTCTTCCAGTTTTTTAATAGTTCCATGTAATGGTCTAGTTCTGTGATAACAATCCAAGGATTCCTATCTGAACGATAGAATACTATAGGATCTCCTTTGCCATGATTAGTGGCTTGATCTAAGTATCCATACACAGTCTTTAAACCTGTCTTTCTACGCTTAACTTCTATAGTAATAGGTAACTTCTTCCTAGCTGCTGGGCTAAGTTGAATATCCTCACCTGTATCTCCCATAGTTGTACTTCTAATATCATCAGGTTCAAACTCAGGAAAAGTTTCTAATAACTTATCCCTTATTTCATTCTGACCTACTCTACCTTTTGCTTTTGCTGCTCTAGTCATGTTGTAATCTCAGGTACTTTAGGTTCTTTTTCTATATGAACTAAGTTCTCTATACCGTAAGAGTATTTAAAAGTTCTTAGCTCAGGCCAACAAAGTTTCTTATACTCACAGTAACTACAAGGCATAGACAATTTAGTATTAGGACTTGTCTTACTAAATGGCACTGGTTGAATACGTTCCTTAGGTATCTTCTTTGATACCATATCTTTTGCATCAAGCATTTCTTTTTCTTTAGTCTTTAGTTCCTCTGTAAAATCATAAACATCTAAACAGATATGTCCATTTTGTTTATCTATAGCTAAGAAAGCACCCTGTGTTTTGTTTGTAACAAGTGGATCATCTTTACCTGCATATACATATGAACTAAGCTGAGAGATATAACCAAAGGGATCATCATCTCTTAATGTTCCACTCTTAAACTTCTTAAAGGCATAGGTACTACAAGATTTAACATCAACAGTCATACCATCTATGACTGCATCTCTGTGTCCTTTAATGCCATGTACATCAAGCTTACTCTGCTCACCACAGACATAATGTCCTGCAGCAGCAGCTAAACTTAATAGTAGTTCTTCAATCATGTCACCATAAAAAAACTTTAATAAAGTATTTGATGTTAAAGGATCACCTTCTCCTGGTTTATTAACTTTATACCATAGCTTACGTTTACAAGGCATACCTATAGAAGATAAAGATAGATAGCCCCTTGGTTCTTGTGGCTTACTGAACCTTTGGTTAGATACTAAGGATATACTTCTACCTAATGAAGCACCTAAAGTACCTGTCCAATTACCCTTGCCTTGAACAACTTCATAGATGTCATCAACAAGAGTATCAATCTGTTTTACTAATTCTACTTCCATCTTTTCTATGTTTCCTTTTTCTAAATAACTTCTTTGTTTTGTCGGCAATAACCCTGAGTCGGTACTTAGGGGTACGTACTTCTTTTGCCACAGGGTTACGCCTTTTCATAGCTTAGAACAATACTGATTCTTCAGCTACAACTGCTTGAGGTGGTGGTATAGTATCACTTGCTTCTGACACATACTTGACAAGATCTAATACCTTTATCTTATCTAACCTAGTACCTACTATATCTCTACGTTTAGTATCGTAGACAGCTAGATGCACCTCTACCTTAGACCCATTACCAATGAGACCATCAGCTTCTAAGTTCCAAGGGGTATCATCAGACTTAAGAACAGTAGGTGGCCCACTGTCCCAGTCTCTACCTGTATCAAACTTCCGGACAAAGGTAACTTTAGTTCCTCTACCCTCTTTGTCAGGAGAGCCTTTCTTCATAGACCTTGAGGCTTGGAGAAGATTTAAATTATCATCATCAATAATGAGATCAATAGTGCAAGCACCATCAAAATCTTCGTAAGCACCCTCGTAACCTTTATGATCACGATTCTGTTCAAAGACCTTAGCCCACTCAGCTATGCCTGATAGTTTTACTTTTCTTGTTGCCATTTTTTTTCTCCTTCTAATGGACTTCTGCATAATTTTTACCGTACTGTACATCAATACCTAAGTCAACATTTAACTTAAGCTGATCGTTTAATATTTTAATAGCACGTTTTAAAACATTGGTATGTTCATTTTCATAACCCTCCTTAACTGTGTTAATACTTTCATCGTGGAACTGACCTATAATATTAGGTCTATTTAATCTGTATAATGCTACCCATCTATCGAAACAATATGATCCTGTACTCTGATTGATAGTAGAGAAAGCATCTTTCTCAAACCTAAGACTGTGCCAAAACTTACTGACTGGATTTTGTATCCACATCTCACCATCTATATGTCTTATTGGTTGTGACTCTGAGAACTCTTTGACTGACCAATTACGCTGCCAATAAGCATCAAGTAAAGCTTGAGCTTTATCCTACACCATAGGTAGCAGAATAGTTTACTACCTTGTAGTCTTTACGTAGAGCTTTTAGATCTATAACTCCTGAGTTATGTTGGTCAATTTGTTTCTGTGTTATCTCTCCTGCGTGTTTAGCTAAGTCTAAGTGTGGATCAAAGCCATGTTGTGACATCTCATTTACATACTCAGGATCATAAGGCTTCATGTAGTGACGCTTAGTTGTATCTTCAAGTGATGTCATATCAGCACCACACAGTACATGATTATCAGGTGCTACTAAACAACTGCGTATCTCCTTACCCCAAGGCTTGTC